AGGGAAAGTAAAGACCAAAACCCTCAAATGCCGCGAGGGACATGGGCACCAGTATCTCCCACACCTGGTCCTTTAGGGGACCAAGCTATCCAGAATTATGCAATTTCGTGCTCAAAAGCATAATAGCGTTCATCATCAAAAACAGTAGGCACGCTGTCATTGATGAGCCGGTCGCACAACTCACTCATGTCGTAGAGTCCAATGTCATACTTGGCCATAACCACTTCGAGAAAATCATCATCGGACATAACCATCGGCTCGTCTCTTGTCTTCTTAAGGACGTCCTCAACGCACAAGACATCCTGACGACTAAACCAGGTTAAGTCGTGCAAGAGAACGGTTGCCAAATCGACACCCGTTGATTCAAAACGTAACAAAAAGCGGTCACGAAGGAAAGCCACGTGACGAAATTCGTAAGCATAGGATAGGGACTTGCCGGCCATGTACACCGCGTCACTGACATCTTGATTTCGATTAGCCCTAGCATTGAACCTGCATAGAGCCTTGCCAATTAACGGTATCATGACTTCTCCGTCACCACAAGGTGCAAAAAACCTCGACAAAAACGTAAGATCACAATAGAATGAACGGGCATTAGCCTTAAGCGTCATGCCTGCATCCTTGCAATGATCAACCCAAAGGTTGAGTATTACCGGTTTGCCGTCCTTACCAACCGCAATATCGTCTCCGAGCACGGCCACCTTTGTGCCTGTGTACCCCATCTCAAGACAAAAAGAGTACCACAAACTTGCATTCCAGACCGTATTCCTACCAGTGGTATCAGTACCACCAGTTGCTAATTGATAGAATAATGTGGCGGACAATCCGTACTCGTAAGAACGGACATCAAATTTGCGGCTCAATTTGAGGTACAAAGACACATACCATTTAGGAGCTCCACTAACTCGTAACCAGAAGGCAAAAATTTCACTCACGTCACGCAGTTGGCTTTTGTCATTTGCTGAGAAATCGCCTTCACAATAATGCTCAGACCCTGAAAGAAAATTAGCTATCTCAGTGTCCTTCTTAGTGTAAGCGAAACAAATTTCAACCTGCGGAGAGGAAAACTCATCTAACGCGCAATTCAAACGTTTGTTGAATTCATCCATTAACGGCCCGGTGACGAC